ACGCAGAAGATGGCCCAGAATTTACGATACAATCATATTGACCTTTGCGAATGTCATAGACAATGATCTTGCCGTTCTCATCCTTGATTTCTCGTGTGCCGATCACAACGCGCCCGCCTTCTCCATTATCCGACAAGGTGTTGAGCACCATCTCACCATCGACACTATTCACAAGCATATTGATCCAGATCGACACGCCACGGGCAACGGCATGAGCCAAGTTACCATAGTACTGAGCGTTCGTGCGGTCGGAGCTTTTCTGCTTGGCAATGATCGCCTTGCCAGACTGCTCAACGGCTGATAGTCCAGTTGGGGAATCAGAGATACCAATGATCGCACCGAGGGTCATCTGGATAAGCTGTAGGGAAGAATTTAGACCAGAGGTATCAACGTCCATAGGTTGACGTGCTGGAGCTGGTAACGCTTGCCCAGTCTTAGAGTATGCCCGATAGCGAACATAATCCTTTGGCGTGGTGTTAAGTCCCTTGTAATCCTTCTCAAGTCCTTCCACACCTTCGGCTGGTATGAACAAAGGCTGTCTAGGTGACAAAGCCACGGTTTCCGTTGCAAGAGCCTTGTAGTAGTTGTACTCCCTTTGCGCGTCCATGACCTTGCGGACAATGCCCTCTTTAATCACGCCGTAAGAATGATTTGCAGTGTCGCCATAGACAGGAACGATAGGGATAAAGTCACCGATCCATTTCTGTTTGTGAACCACTTCATTACCGATCACGATATAGTGGTAAACGCTTGGACGGCTTGACTCGCGGGATTCGATAACGAACACATTGGCTGGTAAGCGATCCATCCAATCAACAATGATCTCACCTGTGAGCGCGTCCTTAGCCTTGACCAGAGTCGCTTTCTCTTCGTCCTTTTTCCACAACAGCATACAGGTCACTTGGTCATCCTTGACCCAGTTCTGTGATAGCGTGGTGTCACGGGTAACGCCATTGGCTTCTACATCAACGCCATACTTCTTTTCCGCTATGTGCCTGTCGATCTTTTTGATGTACACGCCTAAAGTAGAGTCTGATCCATCCTGGTTAGTGCCGTCAATAGCGCATGAGGTTGGGTCTTCTGGACTCTCTACCGTGTAGCGCATATCAAAGCTGTTTGGACTCTTGTACTCAATGCCATAGACAAGCCAAGCAAGGCCACAAGCCGTCTGATTTGTGCTTGCTATTTCGTACTGCATCGGTGCGCGTGAATCGCTTTCGTTGTTACGAGTCCATCCCTGCAAGGATTCTGCTAGGTAGCTATCCTTTGCGCTGTCGGAGCGTCTTACGATACCACTAGGTGGGTTCTCTCGCGTCTCGTTACGGACTCGATTAATGTAAGGGCTGATAAGATCGTACACAGGGCAAGGGCGACCAGCACCTCTGGCTTGCTTCACGCTTTCAGGCCAATGTTCTTTAGATAAAAAGATCAGATCTTCTTTAGCCTGAGTATATTGCTGATTCCAATTGTCAAGCAATTTCGGAACCCGAGAATTAGCGATCTCCAATATTTCGGAGTCGTCTAGGTTCTCATTTCTTTCAACAATTGTGGATTCCTGCTCTTCTTCCATATAAACGAAATATAAACAATTTCGTCAACATAGGCATAAAATGTTGATAAGCTTGTGGTTAGCTCATCCAAGATGACTCTGAATCTTCTAGAATTGGCGAATATTGCTCAATTTCAGCATACACTTCGGTTATCGCTCCACCTGCATAGCATAACATTAGGCTATCGAAGTCGTCAGTAGATCGGCCTATCAACTTACGAACATCGTCTTTTGAGCTTAATTGTAGCTTTCCCGCTGTGTTCTCATAACAATCTATCGCCATGATCTGCTCGATCAGGCCAGCCCTGGTGTTCTTGAGCGACAACCCTGCTCGGATCGCATCAACGGCATTTTGCGCCATCTCTGCGCGCCTGTTGAGAGCGTTGGAAGATTTACCGATTGGGCTTGATCCGAAGTTCACAGGGCAAATGATGTAATCAGGTAGCAAACCCTCTAGGATTGTCCCGATAGCCCAGCCGATTCCACCGCTGTCATAGTAGATCGTTGACGCGGGTGGTGCTGTGGCCCGCACTTGCTTGGCTACCAGTGAGCAAAGTGTGTGTGGGTCTGCCTCGCTGAAAGCCCATTGGCCGTGTATGTAGTTCCCCTGACGGTCGGTTAGGACTGAGTCATCACCACCACCGCCAACATCAAAGCCCAGGATATGCGCTCCCTCTGGCTTTGCAGTCCGTTGCATTGCCTCGATTAACGCGCTCATTGATGCTAGTTTGCGGTCGGTAGCATCCTTGTACTCACCTAGCCAAGTATGTCGCGCCCTTTTCGGATTGTCCAGAAAGTCCTGTTCCATTTCCTTGAAGATTTCAGGCGATACTATTTCATTAGGCAAGTCGGTTATGTTGACGCGGATAACCTTGATCCCTTCGCGCTCTGGAGCCTCTAGGAATCGCTTTGACACATAATCGGTGGGAAGCATTGGGTTGAGCGTCCATAGGATCACTGAGCCACGCTTTCGGATTGTCGGGATAAGCTCGGTAGCGCGTTCCTCGCTCACATTCTGAGCTTCTTCGATCCAACAGATATCAACGCCTTCTAGGGATCGAACATCCTGCATGCCTCGAAACATTATTTCGGAGCCTGTTACACGATGTGTAATTGAGTCGCGTAGTATCTCAAACTCATCTTCAATGCAATATTTGCGGATTAAGTCCTCAATCAGTCGCTTGGAACTTTGCTTGATGCTGATCTGTACCATTCGTGTACACATAATCAGGCATCGATACTTCCTAGCGTTCCTCACAATGACCTGAGCGACTGCCCACGACTTCGCGCTGGAGCGTCCACCTGCAAGTACGATATGCCGATAGCCCTTTGAGTTCCAAAGTGGCTCAAACCGCTTTAGAACAGGGCGAAAAACCACCTCGCTCATTCGCGCTCACCAAACTCTACTATCTCTGTGACCTTGATAGCACCGCTGTGCTCTATTTTGGTTGTGTCGCCATACTTCATGGGGCGCATCTTGCCAATAATCCACTTCTGCGCGTCAATCTTGGCTCTAATCATTGCAGGGTCATCGCCAAATTCGGCTAAGTCCTGCATTTCAAAGTACTTTACATCGGCTCTAATTTCCATAGCGCGCGTGTAGCGTTGTCGTAACTCTTCATCGTTAGCGACTTTAGACAAAAACCTAGAAGCTGAAACTTTAAGATTTGAGCAAACTCCTCTTAAAGAGTCACCATTCTCAATAGCCCCAATAATTTCATCTATCTGTGCCTCTGTCATTTCGTAACCTCCGCAAGAGTGTGCGCTCACTATCAACAATCTATCCAAATGTTCACAGATTGTCAATAGGAGCTTTAATACACATAAAAATCCCATCTATGTGAGTGGAATACAGGTTATACATTTCACCGTCTAAACCGCTCGAACACCTATAGATTAAAGTGATTTTTACCGTTTTTCCATTGTGTTTAAATTCCCTTTGATCTCCATTATAGCCATGTAAAATCACCTGATACTCTGATTGATCCCACGCGCCTTTAGTCACTTCGTCTATGTGATTCAGTAGCTTTCTAACCCATTCATTTTCCATCATTTGACCCTCATATCTCTTGCTTAAGTTCATAAATAAACCCGTCTTTTCTCATGCACCTAAGAATTCTAATATTTCTTCCATTATCGGTAATGTAACCGCTTAGTATTGGGATTACGCGCCCATCACTATGCAAAACCTGATAAATGTTGCTTCCAAAAAATAGCTCTGGAAAATCAAAAGTTTGATCTGTTTTTTCTGCACATTCGTCTGAAAACTCTAAAAGTGTCATTTTACCCTCATATAACTTGTTTTTCCCTCAAAACGTAGTAGCACTGCCTACAAAACTTAGCCGTGTGCCTTGGCTTAGTCTCCCTGCACCCGCTACATTCGATTTCTACCCGCCTATAGTCGCGCTGTACGCACTTTTTACAGGTGCATGCTACCTCACCATTACCCATTGCGATTTCGTGCTTAGCGTGGCTCCTAGCGGTTCGTGTAAGTGCCTTGTGCCTGAGTTGTGCTGCGGTTGTCGGGTAGGTTCGTGGTCTAGGCATGGAAAGCCTTGTAGGACTCGCTTGCTAGGCTTTCGGTCTGGC